GCACAAGATAGTTATAAATCATTAGCAGGTATTCCTATAATTGGTCCTGCATTAGGTTTTGCAGCAGCAGCAGCAGCGACAGTAGCAGGTTTAGCAAACGTTAAAGCTATTACATCTACCAAAACACCACAAGTAGCAGGTGGAGGGGGTACACCAAGCGTAAGCGCACCAAGTAGACCAAGCGCACCACAACCCCCTGCATTTAACATAGTAGGAGCAAGTGGTACAAACCAATTAGCTGAAACTATTGCAGGGCAAAACGAAAGACCTGTAAAAGCGTTTGTAACATCACAAGACGTAACAACTGCACAAAGTTTAGAGCGTAATATAGTAGAGGGCGCATCAATATAGTAAAATATAAAAAATAAACGTTATAGTTATATGAGGATAGTCGAACTTATTTTAGACGAAAATAGTGTAGAGGGTATAGAGGCTATCTCTATTGTAGAAAACCCTGCTATTGAAGAAGATTTTATTGCACTAAAAAACGAAGAAGTACAACTAGCACAAATAGACAAACAACTATTAGTAGGTGCATTGCTTATTCCTAACAAACCTATATACAGACGTAAGGGAGAAGATGAGTATTATATTTATTTTTCTAAAGATACTATCCGTAAGGCTGCTGAAATGTACCTGATGAAGGGCAATCAGAACAACAGCACACTAGAACACCAACACAGCCTAAATGGGCTTACGCTAGTAGAGAGTTGGCTAGTAGAAGATGAAACACACGACAAGTCAAGGAAGTATGGCTTAAACGTGCCTGTGGGTACTTGGATGGGTGTAGTCAAAGTAAACAACGATGAAGTTTGGAATGACTATGTAAAGACAGGTAAAGTAAAAGGTTTTAGTATTGAGGGGTACTTTATTGACAAGATGGAAAGACCTAAAGAGCCTTTAAATGACTTTGAAGAAGAAGAAGCAGAGGAGATGCTGTCTTATATACGTAGAATAGTAAGAGATGACAAACGCTATAAGGATGGCAAGAAAGAAGAACTAGAAAGCTACTCTGATTATCCTGATGCTGTAAAGAATAACGCACAAAGAGGCATAGACCTAAACAAAGAAATAAACAACAAATGCGCAACTGACGTAGGTAAGATACGAGCGCAACAACTAGCACAAGGCAAACCAATTAGCGAAAGCACTATAAAACGTATGTACTCCTACTTGTCAAGAGCAGAGGTAAATTACGATGAAAGCGATACTAAAGCCTGTGGTACTATATCCTACTTGTTGTGGGGTGGTAAGGCTGCCAAGAGATGGGCAGAAAGCAAACTAAAAGAATTAGGAGTATTAGAGTTGGCAAGTGAAGTAGTGAGCGACAGTATGGCTATTATAGACGATAGACTAGCTTACGCAACTAAAGAACTAGCAATAAAAGCAGCACAGGATATAGGATGCGATAGTTACCACGAACACGAGTATGAGGGTAAAACTTGGTTTATGCCTTGTGAGCAACACAAATTAGAAAAGCCTTGTACAGCAGGATATAGACAATACGGTATGAAGGAGAAGGATGGTAAGTTAGTACCTAATTGTATTCCTATTAAGTAATGGCTAAAAGAATAGAAGTAGCGCATATAGTAAAACCTAAAGTAAAAAGAAAGGGTGTACACGCTAAAACTAAAATGAGTAGTACAAAGGGCAGTAAGAACTATAAGAAAAAATATAAAGGACAAGGCAAATGTTAAAGAGATTTTTGACACCATCACACACAAGCCCTAAAAGCAGTAAACGCGGATGTTTATGTGCTGACAAAGACACTTACAGTACTAAATGCTGTAAAGGTAAACTAATCAATCAAGGCATTGGTAAAATTTAAAAATGTAAAATAAGTTAAATAAATAGTTATAGTTATATGAAAGCAACCGAAATGTTAAACAAGATTAAAACCTATCTAGGCGAAGATACTACTGACATTGTGAATGATGTTGAAGCCCAAGAGAAGGTAGAACTAGCAACTGCAAAGCTAGAGAACGGTACTGTACTAGAAGCAGAAGCGTTTGAAGCAGGAAAGGAAATATTTATAATTACCGAAGATGACAAAGTAGCATTGCCTGTTGGCGATTACACTATGGAAGATGGTAAGATGCTAGTAGTAGCAGAAGAAGGCATTATTGCTGAAATTAAAGACCTAGAAGAAGAAGCTGAAGAAGAAGTAGAAGCGGAAGAAGAATTAGGCTATGTTACTAAAGAAGAACTAGCAGAAGCAGTATCAGAAATCAAAGCTATGATTGAAGATATGAAGAAAGAAGAAATGAGTGAAGAAGTAGTTGAAGAAGCAGAAGTAGAGTTATCAGAGGAATTACCGAAAGAAGTAAAAGAGGAATTGTCTGAACCTGCTGCCGAGCCTATTGCTCATAACCCTGAACAAAAAAATAACAATATTGGTGTAAAGTTTGCGCAAAACAGAAAGCAAACAACACTCGATAAAGTAATGTCTAAAATTAACAATTAAAATTAAATAAAATGCCAAACCCAACTATTACAAGTTCAAGTTACGCAGGAGAGTTTGCAGGAAAATATCTTGCTGCTGCTCTTTTGTCTGCTGATACACTAGATAGCGGAACTGTTACTATTTTACCAAACGTAAAGTATAAAGCTGCTATGAAAGTAGGTTCTTTTGGAAGTCTTGTCCGCTCTGCTGACTGTGATTTCGATAGTTCTACTTCAACAATGACACTAACTGAAAAAGTACTTACTCCTGCTGAATTGCAAGTAAACTTACAAATCTGTAAGAAAGAATTGCACGCAGATTGGGAAGCTGCTCAAATGGGCTTTAGTGCTTTTGATGAATTGCCACCTTTATTCTCTGACTTCGTTATCGCACAAGTAGCTGCTGAAGTTGCAAACGCAACTGAAACTTCTATTTGGTCAGGTAGCACAGGAGAAGGTTCTTTTGACGGCTTTGATACACTTTTAACTGCTGACGGTGGTGCTGATGTAACTGCTGTTGCTATTGATAGCACAAACGTAGTAGCTCAATTAGGTGCTATTGTAGATGCTATTCCTACAACTGTATACGGAAAAGAAGACCTTAACCTATATGTATCTTCAAACATTGCTAGAGCGTATGTACGTTCTTTAGGCGGATTTGTTGCTACTATTGGAGGTGCAGGTACAGATAACAAAGGTTCGCAATGGTACAACGGTGGTCAGCTTACTTTTGAAGGCATCAACCTAGTTGTTGCTAAAGGACTTGCTGATAACACAGCAGTAGCTGCTCAAAAAAGCAACCTATTCTTTGGTACAGGTCTATTAGATGACCGTAACGAAGTTAAAGTTATTGATATGGCTGACCTTGATGGTTCACAAAACGTAAGAGTTGTGATGCGTTACACAGCAGGTGTACAATACGGAGTAAGAGGCGATATCGTTCTTTACTCATAATATTAACCAACATAAAAGGGGTGGGCTAGGAATATCCTACCTGCCCTTTTTTAATAAATAAATAAATATGAGTTGTGCAATAACAAAAGGTAGAGGTATAGGCTGTAAGGCAGCTTATGCAGGTATCAAAAATGTATACATACTTGATTATAGCGCAGTAGTAGCAGCGTTAAGCCCATCATCAGGAACGGTAACACTACCAACTGATGCAAGTGCTGAATTTTTCAAGTTCGAAGTAAAAGGTGGTCAAACATCTTTAGAGACAAGCGTAACGTCAAGCAGAGAAAATGGTACGACATTCTATGAAAGTACACTAAATATTACTTTTCAAAATCTAGATGTTGCAACACAAGAAGAAATAAAACTTCTAAACAGAGGTAGAGCGCACTATGTCGTTGAACTATATCCTGATGGTACAGGTACTACAAAGTACTTACTAATAGGAAAAGACAACGGTGCAGAGGTTACAGGCGGTACTATTGTAACAGGAGCAGCAGCAGGAGATTTACAAGGCTTTACACTTACAGCAGTAGCTAGTGAGGTTAATCCACCATTCTTTGCAACAGCACCTGACGAAAGTGCTACTACACCTATTACTCCTGCTTAATATATTTTTTATATATTTGCATAGAGTATAGTTTTGTTTTGATTATGATAGAGGGGGGTGTAAAAGCCCTCCTTTTTTTTATTACAAATTCTCGCTTTTTTGCGTTATACTTATATGAAGATTGTATCAGTATCGCAAACACAAACATTTAAGTATATACCAAGAGCAGAGTATGTTACTCAAACGCTCACATATACTGTTACTGATGAACAAACTAACAAGTCAGAAACAATTACAGCATCTACTATTGTTGATAGCAACGAAAACTTTCTAACAGCTACTATGACATTTGGCAGCAGCAACGCACCATTTAGAGAAGGACACTATTACACACTAGAAGTTTTAAATGGCACTACAATAGTTTATAGAGATAAATTGTTCTGTACAGCACAGACACCTGTAACACAAAGCAGGTACAATGTAAATAAGAATGTTTACGATACAAACGATACACACGATAACGATTATATAGTACTATGATACACGCATTAACATTATCTAACTATGTAAGCCCTACTATTGAAGAAAAGAAGAATAAGGCTTTTGTAACATACGGAGATAAAAACTCTTACTTTCAGTACCTTATAGACCGCTACAACGGTAGTCCTACAAACAACGCTGTCATAAACGGTATAAGCGAGATGATATACGGTAAAGGTTTAGATGCTACTGACAGCAATACAAAACCTGATGCCTACGCACAAGCCATTACACTACTACACAAAGATTGTACACGTAAACTATGTGCAGACCTTAAATTGTTTGGTCAATGTAGTATGCAGGTAATTTATAGTAAAGACAGAAAAAAGATAGCAAGGGTTGAGCATATACCTGTTGAACAACTAGCTGCTGAAAAGTGCAACGACAAAGGAGAAATAGAAGCATATTACTATTCTAGTGATTGGGCTAAATACAATCGTATTAACCAAGTCAAGCGTATACCTGCTTTTGGTATGAGTAATGAAGCTATCGAAATTGTTTACGTTAAGCCTTACAGAGCAGGATACAAGTACTATGCTACACCTGACTATCAAGGTGGGTTGCAGTATGCAGACCTAGAAGAAGAAATATCTAACTTTCATATAAATAACATACAATCAGGATTATCTCCTAGTATGCTTATTAACTTTAATTCAGGTACTCCTAGTGCAGAAGAAAGAGAACAAATAGAAAGACGTATCTATGATAAGTTTTCAGGTAGTAGTAATGCAGGTAAGTTTATTTTAAGTTTTAACGACAGCCCTGAAACAGCAGCCACAATAGACCCTGTACAATTAAGTGATGCACATAATCAGTATCAGTTTTTAAGCGATGAGAGCAGCCGTAAGATACTTGTAGCACACAGGGTAGTGTCTCCTATGCTTTTAGGTATTAAAGACAACACAGGGCTTGGAAACAACGCAGAGGAGTTAGAAACAGCTACAAAGCTAATGATGAACTTGGTTATTAAGCCTTTTCAGAACTTACTTATAGAAGCGTTTGACAAAATACTAGCATACAACGATATATCTCTTAACCTGTATTTCAAGACACTACAACCTTTAGAGTTTATAGATATTGACAAAGAACTTATTGATGACGAAACACAAGAAGAAGAAACAGGTGTAAAGTTAGCAAGTGATGTGGATAAGTTTGTAGACACAGAGATTGCCGATGCACTTATTGATTTAGGACAAGATGAAGAAGAACTATTAAAAAACTATGAACTTATAGATACAAGGGAAGTAGATTATGACAATGATGATGACCTTAACCAAAAAATTAAAGAGTTAAACGAGCAGACAAATCTTGCAAGTACAGGTAGTGCCAAGCCATATCGAGAAAGCGAACAAGATGGTAAAGGTAGAAAAGAAGGTAAAGAAGATATTACATATTTAGTAAGATATATGTATGATGCTTATAAAGATGGATACCCGACTGATGATACAACAAGTTCAAGAGAATTTTGTAAGAAAATGGTAAGTGCTAAAAAGGTGTATCGTAAAGAAGATATTACTGATATGGGAGATAAAGCTGTAAATCCTAATTTAGCAGGCAAAGGAAAAACCACATATTCAATATGGCTTTACAAAGGCGGTGCAAGATGTTCGCATAGGTGGACACGAAGAATATATGCTAAAAAAGATGGCAGTAAAAGTTTAGGAGATGTAATTAGCACAACAAAGGCGAGGAAAGAAGGATTTAAGCCTGAAACTAACGCACAGAAAGTACCTGTTGCGCCAAGAAATATGAAGTATAAAGGCTATACTGCTGCTTATTGGAATAAAATGGGATTTAAAAATTAGATATGGCAACAGCATTATTTATAAACAGAACTGACCTTGTTAAGAACAGCATACTTGATGGTAATGTAGATACCAATAAGTTTATACAGTTTATCAAGATAGCACAAGAGATACACATAAGAAACTACACAGGTAGCAAATTATACGACAAATTACAAGCTGATATTATAGCAGACAATCTAACAGGCAATTACCAAACGCTAGTGGATGAGTATTTAGCACCTATGCTTATACATTTTGCAATGGTAGAGTATTTGCCTTATTCAGCTTATCAGCTAAAAAATGGTGGGTTGTTTAAACATTCTAGCGAAAACGGAGAAACACCTAGTAAAGATGAGGTGGACTTTTTAGTACAAAAAGAAAGAAACCTAGCGGAGTATTACACAACAAGGTTTATAGACCATATGAATTTTAACAGTAATTTATTCCCTGAATATAATAACAACTCGGATGACGATGTTTATCCTGACAAAGATAGTTTATTTAACGGATGGGTTCTATGACAAAGACGTACAAACCAAAAAACAAAAACATAGTAAAACTAAAAAAATACATAAATGGCTTTCGGAAAGATATACGAAACAACGTATTGGGGATTTGTAAGTAGCACTTGGGGAAGTATTTACCAAAGTATTGCAGAAACCCTTAACAGAGTTACAGCAGAAAACGGAGATTTCCTAATAGCTGAAAATGGAGACAATATAATTATAGAAGAATAAAAAAATGGCAAATAAAAAATTTAGTGAGTTTACGCTCAAAACAGATAGTGCAAACGTAGACTTCGT